TGGGGAATCTCTATCAAATTTGTACGCAACTATATCGCCTGTTAAATTAAACACTACCACCTGCCCAATCGTATTCTCAAGGTGATCTTTCAGCGCGATCGCTCTTGAAGCCGCATCCAGTGTTGCGTTTTGTGAAAGCTGTGGTGCTGATCCCGCAATATAACTTAACTTGCCTATTGTTTTAGACGACGGCACAAACTTGCCACCGTTTAAAAAGCGGGTGATGTTAGTCGGGCTAGTGCCGGCCAACGTTGCCCATTTGTTTGCAGACCATTGGCGTTGGTGCATAACAGAACGCATCCAAACACGAATTGCCTTAGCCTCGTAGTCTTCCATTAGCTTGACACCTCCCGCTGTATTACTACAGCAGTTTGCATCAATCGTCATCAGAGCTTAATGCAGTATTGCATCAAACAGCTACTTGCGCAAGCGTGCATTAATGCAGTATCTTATTCTCATGTTGAGTTACATGGAACAGTTAAAAGCAGCAGCAGCCGCGGCTAATATCACGGTATTACAGGCATTTAGAATGTCTGGTGTGCCTACTAGCACTTACTACCGGACTATCGGCGGTAAAGATTTGCGTTTGTCTACTGCTGAAAAGGTACTGGATGCGATCAGAATTCACGCATTACAGCAAACCCAAAGCGATTAGTGACAACTGGCATCAGTTAGTCACAGGCTTAGTGTCGCTGCGTCATGAGCGTGGATGGTCACAAGAAGAACTAGCTGACCGCATCGGCTGCGCTTCATCACTTGTTCACAAGTGGGAACAATACAAGCGTGTGCCAAGTAACTTCCTTTTAATCTGTTGGATGGATGCACTTGGCGCGCAAATCGAAATCAACATACGACAAGATCGGCAAGGCATGTGAGTGCGAAGCATGTGGTGATGTCACTACATGGTTTGTTGTCTATGCAAACAAAGTCATTGTCTGCCTGTCATGTCACGAGGAACAACGATGGCAACATCTCAACGCTCTAAAGGAAACTACCACGAAAAGTGGTGGGTCAACTGGTTCGAGGAACGCGGGGCCAAAGCGAAAAGGCAGCCTCTCTCGGGACAGCTGGGTGGCGAGTTTAGTGGAGACATCCGCATCGAAACCAAAGCCGGAGTTCTAATAGCTGAATCCAAGTACCAATCAGCCGGTCGAGGATTCAGCTTTCTAACCAAGACACATAAAGAACAGCCTGCTGATATCTATTTGCTAAAGCAAAAGAGTGGCCCGAACTTTATCTGTATTGAAATCAGCAACCCCATCGCAACAAAGATAATCGGCTGGCTTACTAGGAGGTAAAAAGCCAGCCGATCTTTTTTTGACAAGGGAGATGTCATGGTTACGTAGCCGTCAGAGTAGCTACAAAACAATCATGCATTAAATCACTTGAACATGTCAACACAATATGATCTACTGCATTTATGCAGTGGAAAGGAGGATCTATGTCTGACAGTCTTAAATATAAATGGTGGGAGTTTCACAAACAAAACCCACATGTTTACGATTTGGTCGAGCAGTTTACATTTGATGTAATCAATCGTGGTTACAATAACTATTCGATTAACTCAGTGTTTGAACGCATCCGCTGGCACACTGACATCGAAACTAAATGTGAGCGTGAGTTTAAACTCAGCAATAATCATCGTGCTTATTACGCACGCTACTTCATGCACCTGCATCCGAAGCATGACGGCTTCTTCCGCACCAAAGAAACTAAATCATAATGTTTGTTATAATGGCCGCGGCCATGAAGGCCGACATCAAAGATGCGCTTGCGAAATGGATGCTTGTTACGCTAGCAGACTATGCCAATGACGAATCCATATGTTGGCCGAGCATTGAAACGCTATCCAAAGTTACTGGAATGGGAACAGGAACAGTGTCGCGCAAGCTCGCCTTGCTCATCGAGCTAGGCTTCATCGAGCGCATCCATCAGCCATTCACATCAACTAGATATAGGTTGCTATTGCCCCAGAGTGGGGCATCCATTGCCCCAGATTGGGGCAGTAACCTATCAAGAACCTATATAACACCTAAGAGGGCAAGCAAAATGCAAGTTCCAAATGACTGGCAACCATCTGCCAAAGTTATTGACGACATCAATGACGCACGCTCACGCAATGGGCAGGAGGCCATTAATCATGACTATGAAACAAATCAATTCCGTGACTTCCATCAATCCAAAGGCAACAGCTTCAAAGATTTCAATCTTGCCTACCGCGGCTGGTGTCGGCGCATTAGGGGGGTCACAGCGAGACAAAGCACTCGCAAGGCTAGAGCAAGCAGCCAGCCCCATCGAGGTCACGACCAGAGTGATCGATTCAGTGAGTACCTTGATTCCATCGGTTGAAAAAATACACGACCACGACTTCAATGTTGTTGGCTTCAAGATCACTGACGCTGATCCAGATAAATTGCAGCAAGCATATAACCAAGTGTTGACAAGCATGGTTCCGCTGCCGACCACAAATATCGAGCAGCGGATTGCCATGCTTGCAACGCTGATTGTTTTGCCCAATACACTGACGGCAAAGATGATGACAACCAAGACCAAAGCATTGGCTGTTGAGTTGTCAGAATATCCAGCCGACATTGTTATCTATGCATTCAAAGAAGTGACCAAGACTGCCACGTTCTGGCCTAGCTTTGCAGAATTCTACAAGCATATGTCACCTATCTACAGAACACGCAAGTTGTTGTGCGATAGACTGCATAAATGCATTGTAAATGGCAGATAGATGTGCAATAATGCAGTATAAATACAGGAGGTATTATGAATAGACAGGGATTTATTGGCGGTTCAGATCTGTACTCGATCATGCGTGGCGACTGGCATGACTTATGGCTGGTCAAGACAGGTCGCAAGCAGCCCGATGATCTAAGTTACATCTTCAAGGTCAACCTTGGCACGCAGACAGAGCAGTTCAACATCGACTGGTTCTGCCGTGACACAGGGCATGCAGTGATCGTGCAGCAAGCTGAGTTCACGCAAACCCTGCGCGGCGTGCCGTTCAAAGGTACTGTTGATGCGCTTGTCACAAGCGAGGAAGGCAAAGAAGCCTTGCTCGAATGCAAACACACAAGCAGCAACCGCCGCATGGCTGACATGATCGAGTCTTATATGCCACAGATCCAGCTATATATGCACCTGTCCAACATGAACAGGGCGCATCTGTCTGTCATCTTTGGCAATGATTATGACCATGCGCAGATCGAAAGATCCTCTTCCTATCTAAGCGAGATCGTAGATCTGACTGCAGCCTTCTGGCAGCACGTTGTCGATGACACGGAGCCAGCTAACAACAACGCTGTCCGTGTTGACTGGTCTGCCATCAAGATTGATGGCCTCAAGATCAGAGATGCCAGCAAAGATAATCAGTTCACATCACTAGCTTACGACTACTGCATGTCCATGCCAGAAGCCAAGAAGCATGATGTGATCAAGAAAGAATTACGTTCCATGATCGCTGATGATGAGCGAGAGGTCTATTGCGACATCCTTGCCATCAAGCGTGACAAGCGCGGCGCGTGCCGCATTACAGTCACAGGAGGTACAGATGACTGACAAGCAGCCAAAGAACCTAGCAGAAGCACTGCTTGAGTTCCAAAAAATGTCCGTTGTTGCCAAGAAAGATGGCAAGAACCCGCACTTCAAAAGCAACTATGCCACGCTCGAAGCTGTCATAGAAGCTGCAACACAGGCCACCAAGTTCGGGCTGTGCTTCACGCAAGAAGTTGACTTCGAATTCCATGGCGAAACCGGCATGACATTCATCCGCACTGTGCTAATGCATGCACCATCCGGCGAGAGCCGTGAATCCAGAACTCCCATCAGATCTAAAGATCCTACCGATCCGCAGAAGATGGGCAGTGGCATTACCTATGCCAAACGCTATGGCTTGCAAGCTGCGTTTGGTTTGCCGTCAGAAGATGATGATGGCAATGCCGCTTCAGTCGCACCAAAGCGTATGGTGCAAACTATCAAGCCTAACAATAACGTAGCCGTAGGAGAATTCTAATTGGAATACGATAACACCAATCGGGGGGCAGTGTTCCCCCCAATGGATCAGCAACGCCTTGTTCTTACCGGCAGCATCGACATAGATGGTGACGGCAAGAAAGGTCTAGCTCTTGTCACTGACACTGACAAGCAAGGCCGTGATGTGTTTGTTGTCTATCAACGTGCTGGTGTGCTGTATCTTAATGAAGATGCAACAGACGAGAACAAACAGCCAGCCTACTCTGGCCCGATGGATGGCGACATGCGCATAGCTGCGTGGCGTTCTGAGTCGGACAAGGGTGTTAAGTTCTTGTCACTCAAGCGCGAAGCCAAGCAATCATCAAATGGTAGGGCTGCGCCTGCCCCATCACCTGCACCACAACAAGCAGTTGTTGCAGATGATATACCATTTTGATTCAATAGGTGAAATGTTTGGCATCAATACGCGCACTCTCAAGAAGCATATCAAAGACAACAAGCTTGAGTTTATGCGTATTGGTCACGCCTGTTCAATGGATGACAGGCAGTTGCAAAATCTAAAGGATAGCCTGACCCAATGTTACGCACATACAAACGTGGAAAATACTACCACATCAGTGGGAGCATATCGTTTGCAGGCAAAACTGCTAGAGTCCGGCAGTCTACCGGCCAAACCCAAAAGGGAAAAGCCGATAATGTCTGTCGAATAATAGAGCAACGTGTTCTTAATGATATGCAAGGCAAAGTAACTTTGATGCCTTTGCCAGAAGCAGCAGACCTTTGGTTCAATAACAAAAGCATGACCGACTGGTACAATATCAAAACGCTGGTCGGCCATTTTAAATCAACCCCTATTGCGGAGATCGATGCAGATGCATGGAATAAATTTGTTCGCACCAGCCTTGATGATTGTAAACCATCACACATCAATCGCGTCAGAGCAACGCTGGTCGCTATAGCAAACCATGTATCTGCGCCAATCTTTATACCCAAGCTGCAAGAAGCCAATGACAGGATACGTTTTCTTAATAAGCAGCAGCAAGAAAATCTATTAGATGCATACCCACAATTTATTAAACCATTCTTTATTACACTTTGCTATCAAGGCTTCCGTAAATCAGAAGCACTTTACCTTAAATGGCAGCATGTCAACTTCGACATGGACACTATCATTATAGACAAATCTAAATCAGGTAAGCGCAGAATTGTACCGATACATCCACGCACAAAACAGGCTATGCTATCCAATCAACACAACCATGAATATATATTCACCAATAGCAAGGGTGATCCATACTCACATGGCGATAGCATTAAGGGGCTGCATATTAGAGCCTGCAAAAAAGCAGGCATATCAGACTTTACCATACATGATTGGCGACATCATTGGGCAAGCCAGCTTGTAATGAAGGGCGCATCGATCCCAACCCTAATGAAACTAGGGGGTTGGTCATCCGAAAGGATGGTGCTTCGATACGCATCCGTTTCAGATGAACACATTCGTGACACACTGATGAGGTTAGAATGAGAAAACGTCAACGAAATCCAATAGTTATAAACAGCGTACTGTCCCTTGGTAAGGGTGAGGTCGCGTGTTCGAATCACGCTGGCAGCACCATTCTTTCCTTAATAAACAAAGCCTTACGCAGCTATTTGTTCTGGCTAATAACCTGCATTTATGCAGGCTTTACGCTTTTTATCACTCTTTAACGCAATATTTCCACTCACTTTGACACAATCCTGACACACTGAAAGGTTCAATAAATGGCTCTATCCCGCAGAACAGGCAACAAGTACAATACATATCAAAGACGCCACCCAGAAAATAGATGCTGGTCTAGCATCAATGGCAAAGATGATGCTGAACGCCGCAAGTTCTTTGCCCCAAAACCAAGCAATCTGCCGGCAGATGCATTCGCAGATGATGTTATTGATAATGATGTTGGTATCTATTACGCACGCGCTACCGACATATCTGAAGGAAAAGTTTAATGAACAGAATAAACCTGCTTGAAGATGCATTCAATGCAACCAGCAGCCGTGGCAAAAACTATGGCACACCGCTTGATAACTTCAACAACATCGCAGCCCTATGGTCGGCATATAAAGAAGTGCCGTTCACAGTTAAAGATGTTGGCATGATGATGACGCTGTTGAAGGTTGCTAGGTTAAAACACAGCGACCACGATGATTCATTCGTGGATATCGCTGGCTATGCTGCTGTTACCTGCGAAGCTGTCGCCGGTATTGCAGATACTCTGCCCCCTCAAGAGGGTCAGCAAAGCACTGCACCCATGAAACAGGGTTAGTGTTATGCGGATCAATGACCTGCATAATTGCCTGCCCAAAACGCTGCTGCTCAAAACCTTTGGTGAACGCATAAGTGTCATGGAATTTGTAGCCTCTCGCTCTGGCAAGCCACGCTGTAGTTTCTTGCTCTACGAGTTCGATCTGACCCAAAGCCCAGTTGTGCCGGTGGCCGCTTATATAGAGCGAAGCGTTACTTTTGAACCGCGCCATTTTGTTCTGAGCATGAAGGCTATTCCATTGACTGTGACCAGGCATATCGTGCGCTGCATGGATGCGGCAGTCTCTGCCGTTAGGGAATTTAAGTTCGACCCTAGCCTCCCAGTCCTCGAGGACAGAGTGAGGGCGTTGCATCCATTTAAGGGGATCTCCGGCTCCAGACCACATGTCATGATTGCCGCCAATGAGAATAAGCGGATTCATCTCATTGATTAGCCACTCGACCAGCTTCCATGCTGTCTTGTGAGAGGTGTCTTGTTCGCCGTATATGCGTCCCAGACGGCCAACCCAGTTGTTCTGGTAGTCACCTAGGTTGCAGCCGTACACACCCTCATACTCGTTCACTATACGCAGATGCTCGCGCAGATTATCCCAGTCACAATAGTTGTCATCGATGTGAGGATCGCCCATCCATAGCAAGCCAATGGGTTCATCCGACTTCATCTCAATCGGTATCCATTTCTTTGCTTCACGATGCGTCTTGCGTTTCTTGAAACGTGTATGCAGATGCTCAACAATTTCATCAACAGGGATGTCATCTTCTGGCATCTCTGGAATGTTGTATCTGCTTTCAGCAAAATCAGACTTTGCTCTTTGATGCCAACGATGGAGTGTTGCAGTAGGTATGCCGCTAACTTCTGATGCTTCTCTTAGCGTGCCATGTTTTTTAA